CCCCGATATTCTGTTTGATGGCACAATTCTAGAAAAAGGAGCAAAAATTGTCAAAGAAATCAACAGAAATGTTTCAGAAATTATCGGAATCAATCCAGCGGCTAGAACGACTTGTGTCAAGCCAAGCGGGAACGCTTCGGTGTTACTCCAAACTGCTTCTGGTATCCATGCTGAGCATTCTGGTATGTATATACGTAATGTTCAAATGAATAAAGACTCTGAAATTACTCAAGCTATTATGAAGTCAAATCCATATATGGTAGAAGAATCCGTGTGGTCAGCTGGTGGTACAGATGTTGTAGTCTCTTTTCCAATCATTCCAAAGAAAGGTTCACTCCTTAAAGATGATCTGATTGGTGTTAAACACTTAGAACTCGTAGCAAAAGCACAGAAGCATTGGGTAAATTCTGGTACTAACGAAGAGCTTTGTGCAGATAAGGGTATTCGCCATAACGTATCAAATACTATTCTTGTCGATGATTGGGATGATGTAGAAAAATACGTGTTTAAGAATCGCCATTCGTTTTCTGGTATTTCATTCCTCTCTATGATGGGTGATAAAGACTTTAATCAGGCTCCAAACACTGCTGTCATCGATGCTAAGAAGATGGTTAAGGAATACGATGATGCTTCAATCTTTGCATCTGGTCTTGTTGTTGATGCTTTGAAAGTGTTTCCTAATTTGTGGGATGCATGTTCAACAGCGCAAGGATATGGATTAGACATTTCACTAGAGTCTTCAGAAAATTCTGCAAGACAAGATTGGGTAAGACGGTTTGAAAACTTTGCAAACAATTATCTTAAAGGCAATGTAAAGAAAGCTGAGTATTGTTTGAAAGATTCTTATCTCCTACACAAATGGAATAAGATTCAGAAAAATTTAAAGCAGCCAAATTGGAAGCAAGATTTGACTGAAAAGAAATATACTGATGTTGATACTCTTGGTGCTGCAGCGTGTGCAGGTGGTGCTTGTGAAATCGATTTCTAGTCCATGTGTCAACATTTGTACGTTGATAAATAACTACTGTGTAGGTTGCAAAAGGTCAAAAAGCGAGATAGCTGAATGGCTTTCTGCAACCGATGACAGAAAAAAAGAAATCATCGAAAGGATCGCTAATGGTTGAATATAGAATTGAATGCGAAGAGTGCGAAAGTACAACACATGTACAATCCTATGATAAGCCAGAATTCTGCCCTATGTGTGGACGTAGAGCAGAAGTTGAAAAGATGAAAAGTGATATGATTTGGACTATCCAAGATGATGAATAAATATCTTTATGTGGTATTACAACAATGAACCTTTCGACAATACACCAGAAGAGTACCAGGGCTTCGTATATCTCATCACAGAGCTGGATACGGACAAGAAGTATATCGGTAAAAAGAACTTCTGGCGGCCTAAGACATTACCAAAGAATTCAAAAAGAAATAGAAGAGTACGAACGAGAGTTGAATCCGACTGGAGAGACTATTATGGATCCAGCAAGGAAGTGCAACAACTCGTCGAGACAAGGGAAAAGAAAACTATTCTAGAGAAATCTTACATCTTTGCAAGTCTAAAGGAACTATGTCATACTATGAAGCAAAAATTCAGTTTCAATACGATGTTCTCCTGAGTGATGAATACTACAATGAATTTATTGGGTGTAAGATACATTCAAGACATCTAAAGTTATAAATAAATTTATGAGGATATTATGACAGATAAGTTAATATATGAAGTTATTGAATTGGTTTCTAAGGCCAAGAAAAAAGATGAAAAGATAAAGATTCTAAAAGAGCACGAATCGTGGGCTCTAAAAGATATTCTTAGAGGAACACTTGATTCAACCGTCAAATGGAATCTACCAACTGGAGAACCTCCTTACACTGCGTGTGATGAGCACAACGCTCCATCAGATCTTCGAAGAAAAAACACAGATTTCAAATACTTCGTTAAAGGCGGCGCTGGCGAGCGCCTGCCTAGTTACAAGCGTGAAAATATTTTTATTGGTTTGATAGAAGCAGTGCATCCACAAGATGCAAAGCTAGTTATATCTATGATCAACAAGGAAAAGTTCCCTGGCATAACTAGACCGGTAGTACAGGAGGCCTTTCCGGATTTACTCTTAGACAAACCCTAACCGGAGAATCTCAATGACAGCAAATCAGCTCAAAAGACTCAAACAAGACTCTATGGAACTCGAATCATATGCTAAAAAACTAAGGCGAAAAGGAATGATTGAAAGAATGAAAAAAATCCTAGAGAAACAATCGTTTGTAGACAGGAGAATTGCTGAAACAACTTAAAAAAAATGGTGTACATTTCCCTTAAAATTTGGTATAATATATCTAATGCTAAATTTTAAGGGTTTTTTACTATGAATCTATTTGTACTATCACTTGATCCAGTCAAAGCTGCACAAATGCAATGCGACAAGCATGTACCTAAAATGATTGTCGAATCTGGTCAAATGTTATCAACCGCTCACCGCATGCTCGACGGTAAACTAACTAAACGTCCATCAAAGTCTGGTAAGACTATGGTCAAATACTGGGATCTATATCTCGGTGCTGATGATCTCGAAGCTGAGTTGCTATATTACAAGGCTGTACATACCGGACATCCATGTACCGTATGGACTATGGAGTCTACTTCTAATTATCGCTGGCACTGGGAACACATGAAAGCGCTATGTGACGAGTATACATATAGATATAGTACAGAGAAAGATCCATACAAAACTCATAAGACACAACGGGAATTGTTATGGCCACTACAAGCACCACCGCGTAATATACCTGAAGGACCGATGACACCCTTTAAGTTGGCCATGAAATCAAATCCAGAATGTATGTTTGATGATGACCCTGTAAAATCATATCGTGCTTTTTATCAAACAAAGCAAGACAGGTTTAAAATGTTGTGGACTAAACGTGACCAGCCGGATTGGTTTAAAAGGAGAAACCAAAATGCCTAAAGCCGATAAAGAATTTAAAGGACTTTATTTACAGATACATGCAGCTGTTTTGATTGAAGAAGTTGAATACATGCAAGAAAATTTGCTGAATCAAAGCGCTGAACTTCAAGCAAAATGGAAAATATCAATTGAAGTATTAACTGATAGAATTAGTCGAATCAGAGAATTTATATAATGCCAATATACACCTTGAAAGATGTTAAAACATTACATGAATGGGATGTCAATTGTTCTTATTCAGATTTGCAAAATATCCTTAATGAATTACCTGATGTAGAGCAGGTGCTAAAGTTTCCAGCGATGGTAACTCAAGCTGGTAGTACGCTAAGTAAGACGTCTGGCGATTGGCGCGATCTTTTGAAAAAGATTGATAAGAATGCAGGAAGAAAAAGTAAGGTACATACGTGAGCAGCGCTAAAGTAAAATATGAAGATCTACTTGAATTTGAACCAATAACCGGAAACCAGAAGAAAG